ATCTACTAAATCATCTATTAACATTGCCATTTGTTTTGAGTTATAACTAGAACTGCCATAATAAGCATGTATAACCTTGTATTCTTTATCATCCTTATAAAATGTATCTACTATATCAATAAACCATCCTATGCCTTTATCTTGCCACATTATTTTGAAGGTATTAACATTTGCAGCTTCTACTTCCCATGTTCTAAATATTCCTAATTGTTTTACTCTTTTTTTGTATTCTCCTATTGTATCTATATGTAGGTTTTCACATAATTGTTGTAGTAGTTCCCAAAAGTAACTATTTGCATTTCTGCTTCTTTTATTTCTTACTTCTTTTATACTTACATTTTTAGGTATTTTAATTGTTAATATTCTATAATCTTCTAGATCAAACTCACTTAATATTTCCATTAATACACCTACTTTATGTAAAATGTTAGTCCTTCATAACAATATGGAGAAAACACTATACTCTTACTATTTAATGTTTCTTGTTTTAGTTGTTTTGTTAATGGATTATATATATAAAATACAAATCCTGTTTTTTGTTTCTTTATGTATTCTTTACTTACTTCTTGCATAAACACCTCTTAAAAAGGCAAATTAGCATCTAGATCTAGTTGTATATCACTTTGTGTAATTGTCTTTAAATCAGCTTCTTTTATGTCATTTACTTCATGTTTTATCTTATCTAGGTATTCTATCTTATCAGCAATTACTTCAATAGAATTATAGGTTTTGCCATCTTTTTCATAACTATTTTGTGATATTCTTCCTTCTACTGCTATTAGCATTCCTTTATAAATGTATTTACTTCCATTTTCAGCTGTCTTTCCAAAGCATGTTATTGGTATAAAGTTTGTATCTTCTTTGTTAAATCCATTTACTGCTATACTTACTTTTCCTACATTTCTTTCTCTTCCTACTAATTCCATTTCTTTGGTAGTCCTTCCTGTTAAAATAACTTGGTTCATTTTATTCATCTCCTATTCTTATATTTTCAAAATCAGTAAATATACTCGTTTGTCCATTTGCATTTATTCCATTTAATCTATCTACTGCTATTTTGTGATATTCAGGATCAATTTCCATTCCTATAAATCTTCTACCTGTTTCTTTACATGCTACACATGTTGTTCCACTACCACAAAAGCAGTCTAATACTATATTATTTGGTTGAGTGCTATGCAATATGTGTCTTTTTACAAGTTCCAAAGGTTTTATTGTTGGATGATTATATTTGTCTTTATCACTTTTATTTATAGAGCTGACATACCATTTGCTTTTTAATTCATATCCATCATTTAAAGCAACACCCTTATCTCTAAAATATAGACAATATTCCAAATCACTTAACCAAACATTGTTTGTAAAAGGTGTTGGATTTTCTTTTGCCCATACTAATATTTCCATTGAATAATCTTTAAATATTTCTATAATTTCTTTTATTTGTTGCTTATTACACCAAATAAATATATTTAATTTTTTCATTATTCTTTTTAACTCAACAAATATGCTATAATCTATACCTTGTATGATATTTTTCATATCTTTTCTAATTAGTTTATGAACTCTATCTCCAAAAGCACCACCACCTTTACCACCACTTTGCATTTCATAAGGTATATCTATATAAATAAGATCAATGCTTTTATCAGGAATATTCTTAATCAATTCATAACAATCTCCTAATTGTATGGTGTTTATCATTTCTTCAAATTTCAATTTATCATCTCACTTATTATTATTTTTGGCATTGAATCTGCATCTATTAATCCTTTTGAATTAACTCTTACATTTTCTACTTCTACTATTTTGTCATTGTAATTATTCATTAAACTTAACCAATTCTTGTAGTTCCTATAACTAGGAGATAGACAAGTTCTATATGTCTTTCCTGTGTCATATTCTTTGAAATATACATAGTAGAACTTGCCACCATATTTACTATTCATTTCCTTAACCCCTGTTACTAGCAATCTACTCACTTTCATTTTCTTCTATATCTTCTCCTATAATGTCGCTTGATTTACAATAAGGACATACTAATTCATCATCTATTTCTTCTGGTATATCAAAAGTTGCTTCACAATTTTGGCATTCAAACATATCTATTTACTCGCTTTCTTTTCTAATTTTTTAATACAATCTTTTAATTGTGCTACACTCATTTGGTTATTACTTTCTACTCCATAATATTGCAACATATCTTCATGGTTTGTTTCAGTTTCAACTTCTAGCTTATTCATTTTATTCATTAGTTCTAGTTTGTCATCACCTTGATTATTTATTGCATTTTGCACTTCTTCTGCACTTGCTACACTTGTATCTATTCCAAATCCAGCTATTCCTAATGCTCTTCCTAATGCACTTGTTTCACAATTTTCTATATAACTTGTTTTATTTATGAATGTTGAGTTTTCTTTTTCATAAGCTGTTCCTGTTGATAATAATTTATTCTCTTCATCATATACATAAGCTCTAAATATACATACACCATTTTCATTACTTACCATTTCAGTCCTTATCATTCCTGTTGGATATACCATTCTAAATGCTTTTATTCTTTGATTTACTTCGCTATATTGTTTACCTTTTATGTCAGTAGTTAATATTGTTTCATTTGCTTTTTTAATATCTTCAAATGTTATTTTTTTATTTTCTTCCATTGTTTTTCATCTCCCTTATTTTTTTCTCCATTTGTTTTGTTTTTACATACATTTTTCTATTGTCATTTGATAGCACTTCACATCTTGCTAACAGTTGATTGTTTATCTTATTTGCTTTTTCTAATTCTTTTGTTAGTTTGTCATTTTCTATTTGACTTGAAATTGCTTCTATAAACTTTCTTATCATAGTTGTTGCTCCATTGGTATTGGTTTATAGTTATCTTGTATATCCTGGTATAAATCTTCATATCTTTCTTGTTCTGCATCTACATTGTCATCTAATTCACATATTAGATTTAATAATTCATCAGTTGATATCCAATATTCATTGTCTATATCTTTAATATCTATTTTTATACTTCTTTTATTGCTAATTCTTTGTAGTATTCTATAATCATTTTCACTTAATTTATTCATAACAACACCTTTAATTTTGCTTTAAAACTTTCCTTTCTTTCCCATTCTTTTTGTTTTATTGGATCAGTATAAACTCGCCTTCCACAATAATTGCATAACTTATATTCAATATGTTCCATTGGATATATTGTAAAAGTATGACTACATTTACATTTGTATTTATACTGACTTCTTATTTCACTCAATTTAGAGTCATCTTTAAACCTATCTTTTTTACTCATCTAACCATTCCTTTTTATATTCTTTTTGTTACCCATTGTTTTGTTATATTTCTTTGTTCTTCAAACCATTTACCATATTTATTATTTAGGTTTTCATAACTTTCTTTTTCAAATTCTCCATAAGGTTTTTTAACACCTTTTTCTTTATACATTCCTACTATTCCATGAACTAATATACATTTTTCTTGGTGCTTATCTAATTCATCTAGTTTGAACTCTCTACCACATAAATTGCATCTTACATAGTAGATATAGTCTTTTTCTTTTTCTTGAATAGTTTTTAAATGATATGTAAGTTCATTTAGTCTAGGTGCAAAAGTATAATTAGCTTTTAAGAAATCATCTAGTTCTCTTGAAACATCTTCATAATCATATTGTTCTAATGTATTTACCCATTCATCTATTATTCCTGCACTAAAATTTGTGTTAGGATAATTAGCTCTGATCTTATCAATAATAATTTTTATTTCATTTCTTTTCATAATCTAATCCTTCCAATAACTTTCATATTCATCTTCTTTTTTTGTAGGATGATGTTTTTCCCAAGTTATTATTTTTTGTTTCCAATTCTTTACTTTATTTCCTTTACTATCTATCCAATTCCCTTCAGTAAAGTAATCATAAAAGTATTGATAATCTACTTTGTTGTGTCTTACATTTAAACAATAGTCTTTGATTTCTTCTAAAGTAGGTTTTTTTAAATTTCCCTTATATATATATTTATTATTTAAGTTATTTATTTTATTAGTATTTAATTGTGTATAATTTTCCAACATTGGTTTATCCAACATTGGTTTTTTAGACATAGGTGTTTCATATATGTCATAAGTTGTATCAGTTAACCTTCCTTTTTCATCTCTATTCCTTGTTCTTATTAAGTATCCACATTCTTCCAACTCTTTTAATGTTTTCCTAATTGTTTCTCTACTTTCTTTTTTTAATGCAACTAATCCCATTTCAGTAAAGTCCCAATTATCAGGCAAACTTAACATTGTTGTTAATAGTCCTGTTGCTCTATAACTTAAATCTTTATTCTTGAATATATTGTTATCAATAGTTGTATAATTTATTTCTTTGTTAATTCTAAATATTGCCATTGATCCCTCCTAGTATCTAAATAATTTATAAGTTGAAAGACTCATAAGAATTGTTGTAACTATAAATGTGATTAAATAAGTTAATACTCCTGTTAATGTAGTTGTTTGTGATCCTAATAATGCTAATATTCCAACTACCATGCTGTAAAAGAATAATGTTATAAAGAATACACTTTCTTTTGCATTTCTTCTTTTTTCTTCTTTTTTAGCTTTCTTAATATTTTCCATTCTTGCTTTCTTATAATTATTATTTAAAATCTCCATCATTTTTTTATCTTCCATTTCCCTTTTTTCTCCTTTTCTTATTTGAATAATGTGTAATAGTCTTTATCAAAGTGTTTACAAATCTTTTCTATTTCTCCAATAGTCCATTCAGTTTTTCCTGTCATCTTGCAACATACTGCATATCTTGATATCCCTATTGCTTTTCCTAATTGCTCATAGGTTTCTCCATGTCTTGCTAATTCTGCAAGTAGTCCAGGATATAAATTTTTTCTCATTTTTAACTCCTTTCCAGGTATTAAAAAAACACCCAAGATTTTCTATATCTTGAGTGTTAACTTGTTAATTTTGATATTATGTTAACTTCCCAAGATATAATTATTTAGTTGTTTTTCTATTCCTTACAATTATTATTATACTACTACCATTTTAAAAGTAAACATCTTTTTTTAATTTTCTAAAAAAAATTATCAACTTTACACATTGCAACTTTTTTACCAATAAAAAAATGACTCCATATCCTTATATTATATAAATAATAATGATAACCTTATTTATATATTAATAAGGTTTATAATAATAAATCCTATTAAACTATTTAATAAAGTTACAAGAACTTTTTTACATTTCTTTTTCAGTTGATTATGTCTTATGATCTTCTGCTTGTTCTTTTCAATTAACTTATAGTATTCATAACTAGGATAGAATTTATTATTGTATTCATATTCGATATTTAATACTTTCCATCCCATGCTTGTTTCTTCCCCTACTCTATATGGTGGAGTAGTATCTCTTAATCTTTTGAATACAATACCATTTCTTTTTTGGTATGTTACTTGCAACACTTTTTCATCACCCCCTTTTTATAAGTTGCATATTATACCATACTTTTTAAAATAAAAAAACTAGAAATTAATCTAGTTTCTTTTTAGTATCATAAACACCTTATATTCGAACATTTGTATTTTATAGATAGATTATACCTTTTCCATACTTTTGTTTGCATTTGCCTTGTTTATGATATTAATATCTTAATGATTTGCTTTATCTACTACTTTTTCTTTTGAATTATGATTTTACTTTTGTCAACATACATTTCAAGATCATCATCTTCTTTTATTCCAGCTTCTTCTATTAATCTTTTTGCTATTGTAATTTTATAGCAATTTACTTTTGCTTCTCCTGTTGCAGTATAGTATTTTTGTTGGACTAATTTCATCTTAACTATTCTCCTTTTTATTAATTACTAGTTTTTGTTGAGAACTAGCAAACTCTTGCTATTATCCTATTTCTATAATGTCTTTGATTTTTCCTGATTTAGTGCAACTACATTCCCACACTCTACCATTATCTTCTTTTTCCATTATTAGACATAGGTTTTCAGGATCTTCATCATCCCAACTATCTTCTTCTAATGCTGGAAATAGGTCTAATCCTTCAACTTCCTTTCCCATCTTTTTAATAAATTGTTCGAATATCTTTTCTTCTAATGATTTATTCATTGTTTTTCCTCCTTTTAGAAATGCCTTTTATCTCATTTCTTAATTATATTATAGCGCATATTGTCTATATTGTCAATACTTTTTTCAAAAAAATAAAAGAAGCCAAATTAATGGCTTCCATTTTTATACAAATATCTATCATAAGTTATTATAGCTGGTGTGTTATGAATGTATATTTTTACTCTACCAAACTGAACTGTTTGAATTTCTACTGTTGTTCTATTATCTCTATAACTATATATATAATATGATAATCCACCAAACTTTTTAGGATTTAGATGCCCTATTGCATTCTTTTTTACTGGTGCAGAGTCTAATCTATAAAATGCCCAACTATCATATTGTGGTGGAAGATTTACATAATTCTTATGTCCTATTGCTTGGTGATATATTTTAGGTCTTAATCCACCTAGTAATCCTGAATAAGATATATTTACTTGACTAAATCTAGCTCCATTAACACTTTGATTTTGTCCTAGAAATACTCCTGTTCCATTTCCATTGTCTTTTCTAAACATAGCAATATGACTATAAGGACATGAGTTGTTTCCTCTACCATATTTCCAAATTGCCCAGTCGCCATCAACCATTTGATTTGATGGAACTTTATCAAAGTATTTCCCTAATCCTAGACTATCAAAATTATACCATATTCTATAAGCATAACCACTAGGATTTCCACCATAACAAATTGATTTATGATAGAAATTTACCCCTAATACTTGCTTACAAAATACTTTAAATCCTGCTACACATTGATATCCATAACCATCAGTATTAAATCCTTTATTGATTACTGATAAATAAAACTCATGTGGTGTAGGCATTCTACTCACCTTCTTCTATAACTTCTTGTGCTTCTTCTTCTTGCTCCATTGGATTTTTTTCATCTATTACTATATCTTCAATTATTTCTTCTAACATTTCTTTATCCATTCTTGTCATCTCCTTTATCTTTTTTAGCAAAATAATATGTAAATACAGAAGTGATTAAGTTTGTTGTTAAAATTAACAAGTTTTCATCAATTCTTTTACCAAATATATTTGCTATTACTATTACAAACAATAATACTAATAACATTATTGTTAAAAAACTTTTTAGATCATCCCATGCTTTTTTCATGCTTTCTCCTCTACTGGCAATGCCATTGTTTGTGTTACTAATGTTGTTATTATTCCATCGCCACCTAAACTTGAATAAGATTTATACATTTCATATAAAACTTTTTTAGTATCATCAGGACAATATTTTTTCGATAAATAATTTTCACATTCTTTTAATAATGTGTTGCGTTGCATAGAACATAAACCTTGTTTTAATAATGCTATATCACTTGTTTGTTCTTTTTCTTTTTTCATGTCTAATTTTATTCTATTTACAAGTGCTGTAAATAATGCTCCAATTACTAAACCTATTATTGTGTTTATAATTGTTGCCCCCATATATCCACCCCCCTTTTAATATGAAATTATATAATTCATTACTATATATGGTTGTATGTTGTTATGTGCTTGTCCTCCACCATTTGGAATTACAAACTCAGTTCCACCATAAGTTCCATACTGGTTTCCATAAGCCCAATTAAACCCACTTGCTGATGTTGAGCCTCTGCCAGCAAGCCCAACTGAATGTGAGTGTGAAGGCATTTCATCTATTGTTAATGTATGTGTCTTTTCTCCACCTGTTTCTCCAATAGTATCAAATGAAGTATCACTACTATCCAAACCTACTGGAACTTTTCCTTTTAAGTTAGGAATATTAAATGTAGTTGAGCCATCACCTGTTCCATAAGTTGTTCCTATTACACTAAACAAATTAGCATATGTAGTCCTTGAAACAGCACTACCATCACATATTAACCACCCATTTGGAGCTGTTGTTCCTGCAAATAAGGAAATGCTTCCAACTGGTGTATTTGTGTTTATAGTATTTTTAATTTCATTCATATTATCATCAGTTACTTTGTTTATTTCTGCAACACTAGGATTTTCATTTAGTGCTACTTTATCATCATAAGTTATTTGTGCCATATTAAACCTCCTATTCTATTGTTACTTCCTGTGTATATGTATATA